AATAATTAATTGATTATTTTCAGTGGAAATGTGTTTTACTGAACCTATATCATTCTTATTGCAACTACTAATAAATCTTCTTCGAGAACTATAAGGAAAATAAAGTTTTTTTCTGTCTTCTTCAAATTCAGTATATGCATAACACACACTGCTTGGTTCAAAAGAGTATGTCTCATCATATGAGGATACTATTGAAACTTTAATAACAGGAATAACTAAATCTTCCATTAAATTCTTTTTTGTAATGCTAAATTTTGACCAATACACAGCATCCTGAGAATTAAAATTCCTCGATTTAATGAAAATCTTTTTATTTTTTTTCTTTTTCACAAAGGTAGAAGCTGGTCTTTTGAGAGAAAGAGTTTTTATATCTTGTCCTTCAATACACTTTTTATAAATAAATTCTAAGGTTTCTGGAAAACTTGGAATATCATAGTAAAGTTGTACTGCAGAGAAACAATCTAAATGTGACATATTAATATTTTTGACTTTAGTAGAATTACCAAAGTCAATAAAATACAATTTACCACTACTATCTCTCTCAAAATAACAGCCAGGATTCTCATCATCTCTGAAAGGAGATGTAACAGATGTAGTAGGAATCTCTTTAAAAACCAATTTAAAGATGTCTTCTTCAGTAATTAAAGAAAGTATCCTTTCTTTTGAAAAAAATTCAAAGTTTTCATCTGTTATACTATACATGTTACCAAGTACTAGCTTGTGAAGTTTCGTTGTTTAAGTTTTTTGTTTCTTCTTCTATAGTCTGTCTTATTGCTTTATTAGAAGAAAGATAAGAACTTGATCTTGTAAATAAATGATAAATATTATCTTTTTTATTAAGATAATGCAAACCTGAAGCATCACGTACTTCTTCAAAGGTACCTGGCATAGCAGGACATAAGAACTTACCATCTTTTAGATTCTTTGGAATCTCAAGATAAGTTTTATTTTGTCCTTCTGATATTTGCCATTGATACTGTAAAAATACATCCACTGGTCTTTCTGTAAAATCTTTAGGTAAAAGACCAATAAGTTTTATAGCCCATTCTCTAAAGCTGTTTACAGGATTTACAAAAGCTGCATTAATTTCGTTTTGAGTAACTCCTAAAGATTTAACAGCATGTATTACTACAGCAGAAACTTGTTTCTTTACTTTCTCAATAGCTTCATCAAAACCTCGATCTCCTGGATTCAATAATTGTCCATTTGGACCATAAACTTGTCTATTAGAATCCACATCAAAAATTCTTTTCATGAATTCTTTTTCTCCAATCTGAATACTAAAATCAACAGCATCCGTGCTTGCTCCATTAGCTCCTGCATTAGGATTAAATTCAAACTTTGTAAAAAAGCAATTTTGGTTTAATCCAAATTTACCATAATTACCACCACCTCCCTTTAAAGAGGCATCTTCATCATCAATAGCACCATAACCTAGTGCAATGTTATTTTTTTCTGACATTTAGAATAATTTTTTTAATTAGTTAAATAAATCTGGTTCTGTAACAAAGGTAAAGTCTTTTGTATCAACAACTGTAGACTTAGACCTAAGACAATTATCATTAGGTTTTACACTGTCCTTTATTAATCTATACCCTTTTCTGCTTGTTTTTAAGTTAGCTTCTTTTAATACGGAAGCAACTTGACTTCGAGATAAATTATAATGAGCAGCAAGTTCATCTAAAGTTAAGCCATTATTGACTTGTTCTGTTAAGATACTTAATTTTATTTCTACCATTTTTAATAAATTTAATTAGTTTATTTTTTCCCTAGGTAATATTCTTCTACTTTTCTTTTCACAAGACCTAAGTCATTGGGAATATAAATAGAATCAAACATTCCTCTTGGAGATTTAGCAGATGAGCAAAACTCATCTTCATTTGTTATAAATTCTTTTATAACAGTCTTAGTAGAAGAGTCAAACCTGCTTCTACCAATAAGAACTGTTTCAAACAGCCCTTCAGGAGTACAATACTCGTCAACCATTCTTCCTGTAGTTTTAAACTTTGTATAAGTTCTACCATCAGTTCCTAAGATGTCTTCTGGATGAGCAAGAACATAGATGTTTTTGTTTTGTCCAAATAGATCCATGGTTGAAAATATTTTACCCATGAAATATCCTATTTTTTTAGGACAATCCCAGCCTGATTTTAATGCATTTTCCATATAATAATCTTGCATGATGTAGTTAGCATCATCTAAAACTATATCTGTAAAAGGACATTTCTCATTAGCTAGTTCAATTAATGTTTTAGCAATGATTTCACCATTATTACTTATAAGACGATTACCATCTTTTAAGTTATCGTAAGTGGTTATTTTATACAAAGCATCACTATTGAAGAATGGAAGAGATTTGTTTTTAACAGAGAGAATAAAAGTGGTTTTAGGATCTAATCCCTCTATCCCTAAACTTTCATCTTTCCCTATTGAAGTGGATTTTCCAAACCCACTTTTAGCTAAAATTAATATTTTTGACATTATAAAAATTTTTTTAAATTCCCCACCATTGTAGTAGAAAAATGTTGAGGAAAGAAGCAGTGTCTAGATTCTGCTATGTGTATTGTGCGGAGAAGAGGATTTATTGGCTCTCCTCTTTCATTCTTCAATGCAACTCCAAAATGATGTGTGAGATTATATCTCTCATCATTAGGATTAAACATTGTGAATAAGTAATCGCAGTCTTCTGCAAGATTACCTGAATCCTTAAGATCTTCTGCTGTGGGGTAGATTTGATCTCTACTAAATCTTAATCTTTCCACACTACTAATATTTCTATTAGTATGAAGAATTGGTATAATTGTAAAATCACACCAGTTTCTCAGTTGTACAAAGTACTCAGTCATCTTATCAATGGTTTGTTTCAGACTAAAACCTTGTTCAGGAATTAGTTTTCTTAAATGGTCCATAATAACTACTGTAAACTTATTAGGATCATTAGGATGATATCCTGTAATCCTACTAAATTCTCCTTCAGTTCTAACAAATTTGCCATGCTGTTCAGCATAGGTTCTTAACTGTTTGTTAATACCTGTTGGATTATTACTATGTTCAATAAAAATAACTTTTCCTTTTTTCAGTAAAACTCCTTCTGCAGAATATTCTCCAAAGATGGGGATTATTCTTTTTTCGTAAACAGTTTTTAAAGCTTCTACAATGGAAGATTTTACTGTTATTAACCTATTCTCAGTATCTAAGAGTCTTCCTCTTAAATAGTCAGGACTTAAATTAATAATATTGGATGTTATTCCTTCACTTGTATATAACTGTCCTTCTTCTAATGCTATTTTTTCTATTCCAAAATCATGGTTTAGAAAGAAGGTAGCAAAGTCAAATTCTTTAGAGATTCTATCTATTTCATAAGAATAGTATATCCATTCTATGTTTAGTTCTTCTTCTAAAGATTGAAGATATGGGTTAATTAAAAAACAGTAGTCTACAAGAGTTGTTTTACCAACTTTTGCAGGACTTGCTATCCCATATATTCTATGTCTTTGCATACCATTTATAGCATTGTGAAGATTTGAAATACCAATGTTTAAACCAGTATTAAAACCTGTTTGTCCTTTTTTAAATTCTTCAATAAAATTCATTTGTTATTGCATTTTATTCCCAATGAATGACGAGGTAGTAGTTGTACTCTTTGCTTTATCTCTTATAGCACAAATATGCTGATATAAGTCATAAGTTTTCTCTTTGCCTACTCCTTTTGAGATAAAATAATGAGGTTGTCTAACAAAATTTACCTCAGTAGTAGAAATGTATTGTTTAGTAGCTTCGAGAACTTCTTCTTTTCTTATATCTGGATGTTCAGCAAAAAGTTGTTGCATCCTTGTCTGGCATTCTTTTACGTAAGGAAGTTTCCCTATCTTTGTGAAAAGAGGAATATACTCCTTCTCCACCCATTCAAAGTGAATGTTATGTTTCTCAAATATGGGTACATTCCAAGTTAACACACCTTTGTTAAAAGAGAAGATATTTGTTGCAATAACTTTACTCTTTAAAGAATCAGGTATAAAATCAGGAATTGGATTTAAACAATAGTACATACATAATAGATAACATATCCCCTCTTCTTCTCTTATCTTGAATTGTTTTAGAATTTTAGTTATTTCAGAATTGATAGTCATAATTGATATTCTCTGGATTAAAGTTTTTAAGAGCAGAATTAACCCACTCTTCATCTTTTGTTCCTTTTAGGAGAAATATCCATATAGTCACAAAATGATCAGCTTGTTTCAGAAGAGCTCTACAAATCTTTTGACTTGTATAACCATTAATATCTGAATCAGCTTGTATAAGAAATAGATCATCTACTTCTTTATAGGTAAAACCTGTTCCTCCTGAATTTACCATACTTATTGAATTTATTTTTCCATTTACAAAATCAATAAGGTGAGTATCATCAGTTTTACTATGATATGTGAATTCACACATTGCAGTAGCTTGTTTTATAGTAGGACAAAAAATCATTTTTCTATGATCTTTTAATTGATCACTATGAAACATTGAGAAAGCTTTTTGAAATTTTGATTGATTCTCATAAATTAATCTCATTCTCATTAAAATTTTATTTTTCACATTTCTTTCTCTTTCTGCAATAGCTTTTTCAGCTACTCTATTTACATAGTCGTATTGTTTCTTTTCAGAAGTTTTAAACCTATGTTTAGGAGTTGATATTTCTATAGTATTTAAAGAACTAAGTTCTACATTTATGATATTTATTTGATAGTTAGCTAATAATCCCAAATTAACAGCTTCACTGATAGAAGTATCATAAAGAATTGGTAGATTAAGACTATTTAGAATCTGGTTTTTTAGGTAACTTTTAGTAGGTGTCCCAGTCATGCTTATTAAAGCTTTATAGGTCAACTTACCATTTAGGATAGTTTTAAGGTTATTTTTAGTTAAGTATTGTTCTTCATCAAGAACAATGTAATCAAAATGACCTTCTACTTTAGGCAGAGATTTCCAAGTAGATGTTGTAAGATTTTTTAAGAATTTACTTGCTTTAAATTTAACAAATTCAGATGGTATAATAGTTTCTGCTAATTCTGCTGAAGGAGTTATCCAAAGAATGTTTTTTGGTTTATCTCTTTTTATTAGAGACAAAACTATAGGAGTTTTTCCTGTTCTAGGAGATAGTAATAATCTTCCTACAGGGTTGCAAGGAACAGTATCAACAATCTCTTTTTGAATTTGAGTTAATTCCATTTTGATTATTTTTTAATTTATAATGAGATGGGAGGGAAGACTCTTGTAAAATAGGTTTTCCATTCTATGTGGAGATCTAACCAATATTCCTCTCCTTGTTCTGTCTTATGCCAGGTAAGAGTCCTGGTAATAATAGAACCAAGGTCTTTCTCTCTACAAATATCTTCAATAATTTCGTATATTCTAGTCCCAGTTTGTTTATGTACTTCTTTAAAATAAATACTATAAGCTCCATTTTCCACTAAGAAATCTACAAAAAGGTTAAACATCTCTAAATCTCTTTCTTTTAAATTTAATTTTTCTATGTCTATATTTATATTCATATTTATTAATATTAATGGCAATCTGCATAATTATTTCCAAATGAGATTGAAATTCCAATTTCTACATTTAATTTTAATTCTTCATTCATATTAGCTACAGCTTCTTGTAACTTCTCTTTAAATAAGTCTTTTTGTTCTTTCTTAAAATAAGTTAGACCTTCATCATGATATTGCATAACAATAGGAATATTCATAGAAATTAATTTACTTCTTACATGTTTCAATAAAGTATCAAATACATAGCTTCCACTACTTTGATTTAAAGTACTGAAAGCATCTTTTTCTTCTTTAAGATATAACCAGAAGCCACTTATAGGATTTTTAATCCATTTAGTTCCATTTACAGTTTTCATTTGACAATTATCAACTACACTTTTTATAGCTTTGTTTCTTTGCCAATAGACATCAAATAAATGTTGTGCCTCAGAAAGGCTTATTTTAGCTACTTCTGCAATCTTTGGAGGAAAAGCATTATAAGTTATAGCAAAGTTAGAAGTCTTCGCTGTATACCTCTTAGATTTGATTTCTTTAAACTTTATATTATAAGAATCTAGTTCTTCTTCTGTGAATTTTAATTTGTCTTCATCAGAGAGTTTATCAAACCATTTATAGAAATCTACTTCCTCTTGAGTAACTAAGTGTGCTAGAAGGGCTATATCCAGATGAGGATCAAATCCTGGTACTCTCATTTCTTTCACATATTCAGGGTCAAAGAAGTAAATATAATGTTGTTTAGTATTATCTTCTAAACTTGATATATCAAATCCACACATTATGTAAGATTCATCAGGTACTGTTAAACAACTTCTAATTTCTGTTCCATAGGGTTTTTCTACACCAGGTAAATTTACTATTGGTTGAGAATGCATTATCCTTAAGGTATTAGTGAAACCATGAGCTGTTGAATATATGTAACCATTAGGTTTTACATTTTTTAGAAAAGATTTCACTAATCCTAATCTGTGGCTATACATGTAATAGTTTTCTAATTCTTTCAAATTAGGCTCTTTTTCATAAAGTTTTTTTACTGAGGGACATAATCCATTTCCAAATGGAAGTGAAACTTGAGGTATTCTTTCTCCTGTTGCCTTACTTTCTTTAAATGTTTCTGGTTCCCAACCAAGACTGAGTAACCAACTTTTTAACTGTTTGTGAGAACCAGGATTAGGTGCTTCTTTTACCTCTTCAGTGGATAATGGTAGGTTGTTCTCGGTTAGATATGTGTTCCAAGAAATGCCATGTGAAGTGAGAGTACCATCTTGCTTATACATAACTTTTGGTTTTGTTTTAATAGTTTTTCCTAATTCTTTTGGCATTAAATGAATTAATGTTGTTCTTTTCTCCTCAATAATGTATTCTAAGTCGTTTTTATATTTGTTACAATTATAAGTGTCTAATTTAATTCCGTATTCTTCTTGTTCTCTTAAACAATCAAATTTGAAGGCTAAATACCGAGCAAGCCTTTCTACTTCTCCTTCATTAGAATAGAGATTTAGAAGATATTCCAACTGATTTTGAAACAATTCTACATTAATTTCAACATCTCTTTCACATCTTTTTATATAATCTTCTATACTAAGATTTTCCCAATCTAATATTTCTATTTTTTCATTTTCAAAATCTTCTCCATAATATTCTAATCCATGTTTTGCTTTCCTAGGTTCTAAATACCAAGAAAGAGCTAAAGTATCTATAAGAGAACAAGATGGAACTATTCCAAATTTTTTTAAAACTGGTATATCATATCTTACAATATTATGTCCAACAAGGATAGAATCTTCTTTTTCTATAAAAGTTTTTATCTCTTCAAAAGATGTTAAAGTGTTTTTTTCTACAGAAAGATTATTTATAAATTTGTTGTAAGACAGACAATGTATTTTAGTTACACTATCTATTAGTCCATCTGTTTCTATATCAAATACGACATAGTTCATATTATTTTGTTTTTGGTGTTTTTCTAAATCCTACTTCTTTTTTTTCTTTTTTAATAAGATTTTCTAGTTCAAATTCATATCTTAAAATTTCTTCTTCTTTTGAAGAAGAAACAATATAGGACAAATTAGAAGCATTTCCTCTTGATACAATTCCTATAATTTGTTTAGGAGTTTTTTCTTTATCTGTTTTTTCAAATACTTCATCTCCATAATTAAATAAAGTATTAAATGTGATTGTATTACTCATGTTTTTTTAACTTAAAAAGATTAATAATAATTTATAGCAGTATACTATAAATAAAAAAAGATAAAGTGAGGAAAAGGATTCCAACACTTTATCTTTAATAATATACC